GTTCAAACGGTACAGGTTCTACAGTGAACCAAACTGTGACTGCAAAAATTAACAATGGAGCCAAAGGTGCAAGAACTTTTACAACATCTGAAGGTGGTTCAAACAATACAACAGACGACACACTTGTAACAACAAATCACAGAGACTACGACGAAGTTGATGGCTCTTATCCTCAAAGAGTGTACTTGGTTGCGACTGCAAAAATTACTGAAGGTTTAACAGATTACAGCGTAGGATCTAATGCACAAAGAATAGAAAGTTCAGCAGGTGGTAACACGAACATTGTACACGTTGTCAGAGACGATGTAACAGCAACTCCAACAGTAACCATAGGAACTGTGACACAAAACGCGGCAGGAACATTAAGATATATTTCTGGTGTTCCATATTACAATACAGGATCACCAAGTTTGACAGTGACAGGATCAACAGTTGCAAACTTCACAGGACAAGCATTCCAAGATACAACATCTCCGGTTGAGATAGATCCAGGTACCACACAAGAAGGTGCATCTGGACACGTAATAAGCAATTTAGACTTTACATATGCAGACATAGATGGTTCAACAACAATGTTAAGTGGTAGCACACCAAAAGCAAACATAGGTGTAGGAGGTGCATACACATTAGGAGCACTCACAGTACCACTGTTAAGCACTCAAAGACGTGCAATTCAAACTATTAAAATGAAAGCAAAGAACTGTAATGGAGACAGTTCATATTCAGAAACATCAACAAAAATTCAGTTATACACAAACACTTTATTGGCGTTAGACAATGAAGCAGGAGGTATAACAGTATCAGATTCTCTTGGCGACGGAAGTACACACACCGACGACGCTGTGAGAGTGTCAGGCTTTGGTTCTCTGTCAGGTGACACACCGGACATTAATGATTCATCTAATGCCAACTACTACACTGATTCAGCATGGTCGGGTGCTGTTGCTGTGGCAGGAACCAATGAGGCAATTTCTAGATTTGGCACAATTTCTCACTTTACTACAGATTTAAGTAGTGGATATCTTCCGGTAGGTCCAGATTTAAATACAGGCCGTTCCGGTGCACAATACTTTACGTTTGCATTTAGAAGAACACCTGTATCACAATTTTCAATTACAATGTCAGGTAAAGTATCAGGTATGTTTATTGCCTGTCCGGGTACAGATATAGATAACTCATCTGGAAGCAATGGATGGTTAGATTGTTCAACGCAGTACAATGGATCGGGGCAACCAGGATCAGGTACAGGAGGAAATGGTTCTGATGGTTGTGCCAAGACCGGTGGAGACAGAGTAGTTGACAACACAACATATTCAAGTGAACAATTTACATTTACACTTGGAACTGAAAGTTTGGCAAATGCAAGAGGAAACGTTTGCCTAGTAAGAATTAAATTAGAATCTGGTGATAGCGTGACAGCATTATCAGTAGGGGTAGCAGAATAATGGCAATAACTGACGCAAAAAAAGTAGACTATCTTTGGAAAAAAATTGGTTATGGTGCAACTAAAACAGACACCAACGCCAACAAGGCGGCACCTAACGAAGCCATTGCATCTCCTTTATTATTACGGGGTGACAAAACATGGAACCAAGCAACATCTATTCCTACAACAATACCTGGATCGAGTTCAGGTGTTGTTACTGTATATTCCACAAGTGCTCCAGTTCAAACCACAAATGATGCCACAGCATCAACAAATAGGTCATGGAAGACAGGCTCAACAGATTGGATACCACCTGAATTCGGTTCTACATATGGTGTAAAAATCTATATTCACACCACAGGTGCCGCCGGCGATGCCGCTTCTTCAGGCACTAGAGTTTTTCCGGGTGGATCAGGTAACAACGATGAATTTTTCTTTGATTATCAATCTGGCGTGGTACATTTTATTGGAACAAACTTGCCTAATGGAGTGTCATTTTCAGGAAAATCAGTTTATGTTTCGGGTGCAAGGTACACAGGAACACTAGGTTTACATAATTTAGAAACAACCACAGGCAACACAGAATTCAGTACCAACGCAATTAATAATATTGTTACAAATGCAGATATGAGTTTTGGTACACAAGGTACGGGTCAATACGTATTCTCATCAAACACAGGTATAGTAGTACCCACAGGAACAACTGCTGAACGTCCATCGGCTCAAGAAGGTGTGTTAAGATTCAACACTGATACAGGAAAGTATGAGGTATCTCAAGATGGTTCAACTTATACTGCATTAAGAACAGAACTTACCTCAAAAGATGTTAACAAAGATGTGTTTACAGGTGATGGGTCCACTATGCGATTTGACTCTTCCAACTTATCAACAGATCCAAAAAACTTAATTGTGTACATTGACGGCGTGATGCAGGAGCCAACACAAAATTATTCTACTGATGGTTCTACTGCAACAGTAACATTCAGTGAAGCGCCACACATTGGTGCAAGAATTGTTGTGATGTCAGGATTTGCAGAAGCGGCTATCTAATCAACTATCACACCCGACGGGGTGTAAAGAATATTAAATGTTTGTAATTGACTGGTAAGCGAATTTATCATTGATACTTCCGAAATAATTTCCCAATCAAATTCAGGTTGTCTAATAATAAAATCATAAGTGTCTTGACCTGATTCAAACCAAAGTCGTACCCCTGTCATTGAATGAGCACCATCTATTTGAAAACTTTTTCTACAAATTAATTTTAACACGTTGTCAATTTTTTGTCTGTATCTATTCATTTGCTCTATGAGATCAGGTCTTTCTTTTAATGTTTCAACAGATCTATTGCGGCAAATAGAAGGCCAACGTAATTTTAAACTAAATCTATAAATTATTTCATTTTTTTTTGACATTATCAATTACTTCCTGTAATTTTACATAGGTATCACAAAAACCATTTGCTAAATCATCAAGTTGATAGGTTCTAGGCGGATTACATATGTATATAAATTTTGAGTTTGGGTTTGCTATTGCTATAGATTTTAGTCTTGTTAATTCTGTTGGATTACTGATGTCATATCCTAGTAAAAATATCACTTTTGATTGCAAATATACCGCCAATAATAAACTTAATGTTTGAGGACTACACTTCTCTATGTCCACGTCAAAACTTTTTAGACTGGGGAAATCTGGTGCACAGACAACTCCATCAAAAAAAATGTATTTTTTAAACAGTTTTTCAGGTAAAACTAATTCGGTGCCTCTAAAGTTGGGAGAATTTAACATATCCTGGACATTATTTTCACTGTTTACAGTGGCATAGTTGAAAGTAACTGATTTGTTACTATTTCCTGACCCGATTATAGGTCCTAACTGCTTCGTTTGATCCAGATCAAATTTGACGGGCATACTGCCGACAACCGTTATATATGCATTTTTCATATCTTATGGTATTTAACGATGTAATTATAGCACATTCCGATAAATATTCATAGTTTTAAAACTAAAATTATCGCAGTAAGGGGACATTAACAATGGCAATAGGACGAATAACAGGACAAATGTTATCTACCAACCTGGCAAGGTCTGGTACAGATTTAACATTTGAAACAAATTTATTAGCGTTAGATGTAGGTAACTCAAGAGTTGGAATAGGTACGGCCTCTCCAGCAACTACATTACACGTTTCAGCAACAGATTCACTAAGATTACCATCTGGTACAACAGGTCAAAGACCTGGGTCTCCAGCAAACGGTGATATCAGGTACAACACAACAACTGCTCAGTTAGAAGGCTATGCCGGTGGCGCCTATAAAAACTTGGCATCAGGTACATCAATTCAAGACGCAGACACTGATACTAAAATACAAGTTGAAGAAAGTTCAGACGAAGACATAATTAGATTTGATGTAGCAGGATCTGAAATAATGCAGATTACTGCCGACGGTCTATCTTGTACTTCAATCACATCAAACTTAACAGTAACAGGAAACTTAACAGTTAACGGTACTACAACAACAATTGATTCAACAACATTAACAATTGAAGATCCCCTAATTCAATTAGCAAAAAACAATTCAGGCGGAGACGCAAACACTTTTGACCAAGGTTTATTTTTAAACAGGGGTTCATTAGCAAACGTATCATTTATTTGGGATGAATCAGCAGACGAATTTGCGGCGGCAGTTACATCAGGAGAAGATGGAACAACAGCAGGTAACGTTACAATTGACTCATATGCAGACTTGAACGCGAACATCACAGGTGGTGCAAGTTTCACAAGAGCAGTTACTTTCAATGATGCTTCTGCAAATGATTTAGACTTCAGAATGGAATCGGCGGCTAACACACACCAATTCTTCCTAGATGGTTCAGCAGATGCAATCGGTATTAACACTAGTTCACCAGTTTATGAATTGGATATGTCAGGATCAACTGACGCACTTAGAGTACCAATTGGTTCAACAGGACAAAGACCAACCGGTGCAACAGGTATTATTAGATTCAACTCAACAACTGGACAATACGAGGCTTGTCAAGATGGATCAACTTATGTTAACTTTGCGATAGCAGGTGACACACCAACTATTTCAAAAGTATCAACTACAGGTGACGGATCTACTACAACATTCTCAGGATTCTTTAGTTCGGCTCCGGCGGCGGTGGCTAACGTTCTTGTTTTCATCGATAACGTTTACCAGGAACCAACTGAAAACTACACAGTGTCATCCACAAACATTACATTTACTTCTGCTCCACACAGTGGTGCTAGAATATTTGCAATCACAGGTTTTGATAACACTGCATTGGCTTCAGGTGGTGTTGCTAGAACAGAAACAAGTTCAGTAAACTTCACATCAAGTGCAACAACTATCATGAGTTTCAACGCATCAACATACAGAGCGGCAGAATTGTTTATTGTCCTACAAGACTCTTCTAACTCAGAATACGCGGCAATGAAAGCAACCGTTGTACACAACGGTTCAACTGCATTTGGTAACACTTACGGTGTTGTCAACTCAGGAGGTGAGGCAAGTGATCTGGGTACTATAAGTTTTGCATATGACTCAGGAACGGTTAATGTTCAAGCAGTAAGTTCCGGCGGTACAACTGCGGCTACTGTTCAATATTCACTAGGGGCGTAAACCCATAGAGAATAAAACCTTACAGATAATTTTAAACTCCCTAATGGTAAATACTGCTGTTAGGGAGTTTTTTTTACGACTTAACATTATATAAACAACAATCATGCGGGAGAAATAGGAACCATGACAACAAGAAACTTTAGAGTAAACACTGGCTTATCATGCGGAGATATGGTGATGTCGGCATCTGCCAACACAATAACAGGTGGAGATACAGGTGCACCATCAAGTGACGGTGACTTTGCTAATAAGAAATATGTAGACGATTCAGTATCATCTTTATCATCTACAACAATCACACAAGCCAACTCAAGTGTTGTAGTATCAGATACAGGAACAAACGGTGCTGTTACACTAACTTGTGACGGTAACACAGAAATGACTGTTACTGATGCTGGTGTGAGAATACACGGAAACTTAACAGTAGACGGTACAGAAACAATCATTAACACTGCTACACTATCTGTTGAAGACAACATCATTGAAGTTAACAGAAATATATCTAACAATGCAGGTATGCCTTCAATTTCAGGATTGAAAATTAACAGAGGTGAATTATCAACAGCCACAGAACAAAACTTATTTTGGGCGTGGGATGAATCATATGCAGATGACGGAACAACTACATTTGGAAATGCAGGCGGTGCCTTTACTGCTTTTAAAAGAAAAGAAGGTGACGTATCAACACCGGCTACAGGTGATCTAGTTGACATTAGAGCAAACGTGATTCATGCAACAGCAACAGCGGCAAACTACGCTGACTTAGGAGAAAGATTTGAAGCAGACGCTCCTATGGCAGAAGGTGCAGTTGTAACTATTGGTGGAACAGCAGAAATAACAGAAACAACAACTGATTTATCAGATAATGCATTTGGTGTAGTATCCACTCAACCAGCATTTATGATGAACACAGCGGCAGGAAACAGCGATTCACATCCATTTGTTGCAATGACAGGTAGAACACCAGTTAGAACAACAGGTGTAGTAACTAAAGGTCAAAGACTGGTTACTTCATCAATAAAAGGTTGTGCTAGAGCGGCGGCAACTGGCGAGTCAATTTCACCATTCAACGTAATTGGTAGAGCATTAGAAGATAAAACTGATGCAGATATTGGATTGGTAAATTGTGTTGTGAGAACAAACAACTAATAAATATTAATACTTTTTAGTAGATTAAAAGGGCGGCTTAATGTCGCCCTTTTTTTATGACCGAACTAAATATTTTTACGTTCATCCTTATAGGACGGAAGTAGGGCAACCGAAGGAACGCACTTAAAGGGAGAAGTGCGTGAAACAATTAATTAAGAGCGTCAAGTATCGGCATCTACAAATTAGAGTCTATAAAGGCTTACAAGAAGAATATGATTTGATATTCACTTCGTGTGATTATCCTTACTTTAGAGTGCAATTCAAAAACTTAGATATTATAAGTTTGCAACATTTATACCCATTATACAGGAATAGAGCATGGTTATTGCAATGGTTGCCACCTAGGTGGTGCCACTATCTTGTAATGGGAGCCTAACTAAAAATAACCGATAAATACTATTACTGTGGTCAGCCGGCAATGATATCAGGCTGTGTGCGGCGTATTGCTGTACTAACATTATTATAAGGAGTACCCAAGTATGGCCATAGGTCGTATAACAGGGTCGGTATTAAAGTCCAATCTGACTAGGAATGGCGTCGACCTTGCATTTGAAACAAACCTACTGTATCTCGATGTTACAAACTCACGGGTAGGAATTGGTACTTCAGAACCTTCAACAGAATTACATGTAAACGGAACAGTAACGGCATCAGCCATTACTGGACTAACATCTGCAACTATATCAAACACATCAACCAGTGATTCAATACTAGTTACAACAACAGAAAGTTCAAGCACAGCAGGACCAGTTATTACATTAAAAAGAAATAGTGCAAGTCCGGATGATGCAGATTATATTGGACAAATAAAATTTAAAGGTGAGAACGATGCTGATCAAGAAATAAATTATGCAAAAGTTACAGGTAAAATTTTAGATGCCAGCGATGGAACGGAAGACGGTATACTGGAATTTTCACACGTCAAAGCAGGATCACAGACAATTACAGGTAGATGGAGATCTGATTCCCTACAACTATTAAACAGCACAAATTTATCTGTTGCTGGAGACACCACAATCACAGGATCATTATCGTTTTCAGGTATCACACTTCCTAGTGCAGATGGTTCAAATGGACAAGTTTTACAAACAGATGGATCTGGAACTTTATCTTTTGCAGAATCCGGTGGTGGCGGTGGTGGAAACAACACAGCAGTAAAACAATTTAACTATTATAAATTAGATACAACATCAGCAGTAATAGATTCTTTTGACATTGGAGAATATAGAGGTGCAGTCTATGACGTTGAAATTAATGATACGGTTAATAGTTTGATTGGCCATTTAAGAGTAAGTGTAATTCATGATGACACAACACCGTATGTTTCAACATATGATATAAACGAAGATTCAACAAGAATTTGTGATTTTTCAGTTACGATATCAGGTAACACGCTACAACTTTCTGCAAACACAGAATCTTCAAGTCATGTAAATTTAAGATGTTACAGAGTCGCTTTAGGTGATCATCACGAAACTGTTGCAAACACAAACTCTAAAATAATCAGCACAACAACTAACATTGGATCAACAGCAACCACACTTGATCAGTTCACAAAAACTGACATACAAGGAGCAAAATATATTATTCTCATAAAAGATAGTACTGCAAGTGATTATCAAATATCTGAAATGAGTTTGGTACATGACGGCACAGATGTTTTCTTCAATGACTATGGTAAGGTATCAAGCAGAACAGGATTCACACACACTTTCAGTGCATCAATATCAGGTGCCACTGTAACATTAAGTTCATTATCATCAGGTAACACAACAGGAACAGCAATATTATACAGGCAAGATTTAGGATCAAAAACAAAGTTAGGCGAAGTTGACAATGTGCTATATGGAAAAATTGCAGATGTTGATTCTGCTGTAACCACAGTAGATTCGTTTGATGTTTTCAAGTATAGATCGGCAAGATACTTTGTTAATATAAGCAACAGTGACAACACAGAATATCAAAATTCAGAAATTACTTTGACAGTGAATTCTGCAGGCACCACTGCAACAATATCTGAATCAATTGTGTCAACAGAGGTAGGCGGAAATGATTTAGCAACATTTTCAGCAGACATTTCTGGTGGAAAAGCAAGATTGAGAGTTGCTGGTTCTCCAGCAAACAATGTGGTGTACTTTGCAAGGCTTGCCATTGAGGACAATTTAATTTATAAAGCATCAAGTGATACAACAAATAATTTATATATAACGCACAACAATATAAAACTTACAGACACTGCATTAGATTTATCTGGTGCTACAGGATCATTAAAACTACCATCAGGAACAACAGGTCAAAGATCTACAGGTGCTGTTGGTATGATAAGATACAACTCATCAACAGGCTCCTATGAAAGATATGACACCTCGGGTTGGGTTAACATAGCCAAACAAGCAGAAGCATCTGAATCAAGTGAGACAACCACAGGTGAAAAAACAAGTATTTCTACCACTGCTGTAAATCTTGATACATTCGAGACATCAGCATTTGATAGTGCATTTTATCTAGCATTAACAAATGATGAAATAAACGGTGAAATTGCAACCGCCCAGATAAGTTTAGTGCATAATAACACCACTGCATTTTTATCATCAGCCGGTGTCATACAATCTGGTAGTAACAGTCATTTACAATTCAGCACTGACATTTCAGGCTCTACAGTAATTTTAAAAGGAACAGGAGTATCAGATGTTAATTCAATTAAATTCTTTAGAATAGGTCTAGGTGACAATACATCAGCATCAAGTTCAGGAAACACCGCTACAATTATAAACACTGACGTAGATTCAGCAGTTGAGGATTTAGATACCTTTGCTAAAGGTTCTTACAGAGGGGCAAAATACTACATATCAGCAAACAACACAGATTCTACAGAACTGCAAAATATAGAATGTTTAGTTGTTCACAACGGAACAGACGCCTTTATTACAACATACAACGACATATACACTGGTAATAATGCTTTGCTGTCACTTACAGCAGATATTAGCGGAAGTGACGTAAGACTACGTGCTACGTCGGGAAATCCAAACACTGCGGTTAAAATGTACAGGGTGTTGTTAGGTGATTCAGAGTCAGATGCTACCAGTGACAACACAAAAACAGTTGGACAGGTGACTGTGTCAAGTTCTTCAACAGCAATAGACACTTTCAGCACAGACTCTTTCAATGGTGCTCACTATGTAGTTGTTGGAAACAGCAGTTCAGAATCAGCGGCATCAATCAGTGAAGTGTTTGTTGTCACAGATGGTTCAGATGCTTATGTAGGAAATTCACAGATATCTACCAAAGATACAGACCAACTTTCATTTTCAGCGGCATTATCAGGTACAACAGTAACACTATCTGCTGGAAGTACAAGTGGAGCATCAACAACTGTAAATGCTTACAGAGTACAACTCTTACGTAGTGAGGCAGGTGCCGCAACTTCTTTAGCGGTATTGACATCAAACAATCAAACAATTACAGGCACAAAAACATTTACATCTGCCATACAAGCAGACACTATTAGAACTCCGGGTTCAAATGCAAATTTAAATCTTGACCCACAAGGAACAGGTAAGGTACAGATAAACGGTGCATATACATTGCCAACAGCAGACGGATCATCAAACCAAGTATTACAAACCGATGGTTCTGGAGCATTGAGTTTTGGAACTGTGACAGCAGGTGCGGGCGGATCAAACACTCAGGTACAGTTTAACAACAGTGGTTCGATGGCAGGATCAACTAATTTAATTTTTGATGGTACAACGCTGACTGCTAGTGCTTTAAGAGTAACTGGAGACCTTACAGTTGACGGTACTAATACTATAATGAACACCACCACTCTATCAGTAGAAGATAATATAATAGAATTGAATAGAAATGTATCTTCTAACGCAGGAATGCCAACAGTGTCTGGTATAAAAGTTAATAGAGGCGAAACATCATCAGCCACGGAAAATGATATTTTTTGGGCATGGGATAACTCTTTTGAAGATGACGGAACCACACTCCATGGAAATGCCGGAGGTGCCTGGACAGCATTTAGATCACAGAACGAAGAAGTTGATGCACTTGTTGATATTAGGGCAAATGTTATACACGCAACTGCAACATCGGCCAACTATGCAGACTTGGCAGAGAAATACGAAAACGATAAAGAATATCCGGTTGGCACATTAATGATGGTAGGAGGAGAAAAAGAGACCACAGAGTGGACAGATGGCAATGTTTGCATTGGTGTTATTAGTGATAAACCTGCATATCTAATGAATAAATCTGCTAACGGACAGGCTCATGCAATCAGAGGGAAAGTGCCTGTAAGATGCCTTGGAGTTGTGTTGAAAGGATCTAAAATTTATGGATACAGTAATGGAACAGCAGGTATCCAAGGTAAAGAATTTATAGGTATTGCTTTGCAAACCAATAATGATCCTAAAGAAAAGTTAGTTGAGTGTATTTTAAAAATCTAAACAATTAAATCCAATATAGTCTGTAACTTACCTTTTATTGCTTTGTTATTCAAAGTATTTTTTAGGCCACCATGCAAGTTTTTTGGCCAACATTCAAACGCACACCAACAATATCCGGAATGTTCTTCGTTAAGTTTTGGTATAAACTCGCCATCTATGGCAATGAGATAGGTATGAAAGAAAAATTTTTGATCATTAGATGTGAACATTTCTAAAGGAATGACTTTTTTAAATCTTGGAGTATCGCCTACTTCCTCGTCAATTTCTCTTTTCAAACCTTCAAATGCTGATTCTGTGTTACGTGCAAGTCCACCAACAAGTCCCCAAGTGCCTTGTGTTTTTTTATCTGTTCTCTGTAAAAATAAAAATCGTTTGGTAGAAGTTGAATAGAACAATGCACCAGAACATATTATATTTTCTTTCATAACTTATTATAACAATTTATGTAAAAATTATCAAGGAGTAGTTGCGTCTTGACCGGATGCATCATCGTTTGCAACATATCCACCATCTAACACAATACTCCAATTACCAGACGAATAGATACCTTCGTATGATTTTACCCATTCCGTGCCATTGAATTTGTACTGTATACCTGTATGACTGTTGGTAATATAATGTTGTGTTGAATCAGGATGTGATGCGTCAAACTTTTTAATCCATTTACTACCGTCATATTCGATAATATCACCTACACTTGCAATTAATGATCCCCAAGTAGCACTTTGTACAGTTGCAGTTGAATCGCCGATTTCATCTATTATTAAAAATCTATCACCAGTAACAGGTGTGCCGGGTGCAAATGTTGTAGGATTTATAATTTTTTTAACTGCTGTTAATGTGTTTGCAGGTATGGTATCATTGTCAATGTTGAATAATAGGATTGTATCGTCCAATGATGTAACTGATATTGTTCCCACAATTTCATTTCCGGTTGCTTGTTTCAATCTAATTTGAGATGTTCCGTTTGTAACTTTACCATATTGATTTAATAAAGTTTTCCAGTTAACCGGTGGGCCAAATGTCTCAAATGGATCAAAATTTGATGGTTCTTTAGCACCTGTGTAAAATCCATCTCCACCTGAAGTTACGTTTGTTCCTGTTGATCCTAAAAGTCTTAATTGATTTCCAGTAACCAATAATCCAAAATTGTTTGGTGTAATGTAACTTCTTGTCAGCAACGTCCCGTCAATTAATCCTTTTACAATCCCGCCGTCATCGTCATAAACACTCATTATAATTTTTTGTACCACACCTAGTTTTTTTACTTTTACAGGGGGTGATAACCATATAGGCATTGAAAAAGTCATTGTTGCAACATCAATTTCTGTGTCTGCACCAACCGGTATTGTTCTTGAACTGAATGTGATTCCTGTCAATTCCACATAACTTAAACTTGTCCAATCAATATAATTGTCAGATTTTTGTATTTCAAAATCTGGATTAAACAAATATAATATTTGTTCCATGATTTGTAATTTTTGATCAGTATTTGTGGTGTAAATATCTGCTGTTACTTCTAATCTAAAAGGCGATGGCATAACTTTTTCGATAGTATAACCTGCGCCTAACTCATTAGTGTAATTTCCATCACTATCTACATCTCTTTCTTTTAAATGTTGTTTCTCAATATGATAGGGATTTTGCATTCTTTCCCTGTCATAATTTAATTCTCTGATGTAGGCGGCAATTTTTGGAGCATAGTTCAAAGCATTTTCACTGTTGTTTCTTATTATATTGGAAACCTGTCTAGTTGGATCACCATACACAACCGGAACTGCTCTTAAATTTACAGTGTCATCTTTTCCTTTGCCTGTTTCCACAGAAAAATTGCTTAAAATTCTAATAAACTGCGTTAAAAACTTTCTAACCTGTCCTTCGTAAAAGTGTAGCATTTTTAATTGTCAGCCTTTGGTTTCAAAGCATTTGATAATGCTTGTCTTTGGTCTACCGTCAAGCCGTTAATAGTATCAGTTGTTGTATTATTAACAAAGCCTGTTTTATAATTTAGTTTTGTATCAGTGTTGCTCATGTTTATTCTGACTGAATCTTCAACTTTAATCCATCTGTTTCCGTCATAACGGAACAATCTATTTGGTAAGTAATCCGTTCTTAAGAAATAATCACCTTTATCAATATTTGCATTTGGAAACGATATTCCAAATCCTGCAGGATGACCGTTTGGTGCAACGCCATCTCCGTTCATGTAAAATCCATAGTGGGATGATGCAGGCGTATCTATTGTTGCATTTATTGGTTTGTCGGAACTGATCCTGTCTGTGGAGTTAACATTGTCAGTTCTAATATTTCCTCTTTCATCTATAGGTGCAACATAATATTGTTTGTAATTGAATCCTGATTTAGGTGCGTCTTCTTCGGCTTGTTTAACTATTTGATCATTTATAGATTTTTCTTTGTTGTAAGTTGACATATAACTTGCCAAAGATCCTGTGTCTGTTGCATCTCCCAGTATGTCTCTGTATTCTTGCGAGTCTACCAATGATTTTAATTTTAATCTTAGTAGATGTGGCCACCATGTTGCGGAAAATCCTTCAGCGGCTCTGTTCACATCTTCAACTACATAGTATCTTTTCAATGCAATTGGTATGCTTTCATCTAATGAAAAATCATCTTTCATGTGAGGAAATTCTAACACGTCGCCCGACATTGGTTTTCTACCTATTCTTTCTACTGCATCGTTCAAATGCACTGTTAAGAATAATGTGTCATTCTGTAAAAACATACCAAATTGTGATAAATTAAAATCAACATCTTGCACATTGTATATTCCACGGATTGTGTAGATATCGGGTGAATATTTTCTATCTCTATTTTCTAAAAACAGCAAATCTTGTATGGTTCTTTCATTTAAAGAATCTCCAGAATATTGCGGTTGTGACGGAGATGAAGGACCATCTTTATTATCATCTCCCTGATCATAAGGTCCTAGATATTTGTGGAAATGTAGGTCGGTTCCGCCGACAGTAAACATCTCCTTGATGTTACGATCAAAGAATTTGTAGTCATTGCCCTTTTCAGGCTTAAAAATGGATAATCTTGGCATATCATACATATTTATTGCACAGGCAAAGGCAATAAATATCAGTATGTCAGAACTACAAACAGGCCAACAAGAAATATTTGATTACGTAAAAAATAACCTCGGTGAGGGTATGATTGACGTTGAATTAGACCCAAAACACTATCAAACGGCGCTTACTAGAGCAATTGATAGATACAGACAAAGATCGTCGAATGCCGTTGAGGAATCTTATGCTTTTCTTGAATTAAAAGAAAATCAAAACACATATATTTTGCCTGATGAAGTAATAAATGTCAGAAAATTATTTAGAAGAACTGTAGGTTCCAGAACTGAAGGTGGAGAAGGTGGTACATTATTTGAACCATTCAATTTAGCATACACAAACACATATTTGTTAAGAGCAGGTGCAACAGGCGGACTTGCAACTTATTTTGCTTTTGCAAGTTATCAAGAATTGATAGGTAAATTGTTTGGTTCATTTATTCAGTTTCATTACGATGTTGCAACCAAAAAATTAACAATTACACAAAGACCAAGAGCAGACAACGAAACTGTTCTAATGCACACAGACAATTTTAGACCTGATATAACATTATTCAAAGATGTTTATGCCAAACCATGGATCAGGGATTATGCACTTGCAGTATCAAAAACTATGCTAGGAGAAGCAAGAGGTAAGTTTAATACTATTGCTGGACCACAAGGAGGCACAACTCTAAACGGTGCCGAACTTAAACAGCAAGGACTTGCTGAAATGGAAAGACTAGACACAGAAATCGGCAACTTTGCAGAAGGTGGTACACCACATAGTTTTGTTATTGGTTAATTCATTATT